GTGGAAATCTCCCCCCTGCGTGAAGGGGTGGGGTCGCGCGTGCGCGTGCGCGGGATGAGTTGGTAGTCAATCGGTTATAGACGGTGGGAGATCGGCATGGATAAGGAGACTAGGCGGGCCGCGGTCCGGGCGTTCCTGCGGGGCGAGCGGGTCGCGGTGTTTTGCCGGAGCTGGGATGACGCGCGGGAATTGCTGCGGCTGGTGGTCGCGGACCTTCCCGAGTCTCCGGGGTTCCGGGTGTCGTATGCGGCGGGCCGGTTGGGCATTGTGCCGCTGGGGCTGCGGGGCATGAGCGATATGCGGTTCTACTCGGTGCGCTCGAGCGGGCACCGGGGTTGGTCGTGCGATCGGGTGTTTGTTCCGGCTGACGTTCCGGACGACGTGTTGGCGGCAATTGTTCCCATGACGGCGGCGAGCCGGGTGGGCGAGACGACGAGGTACTGAGGCCGTGGATATTTGGGAGACGACGAACGAGTCGATCCAGGCGGGCAAGCGTGCCGGGGTCCTGACTGACGCGGACGAGGGCGCTTGCTCGGTGCTGCTGACGTTGGCGGAGCGAATGGACGATCCCGACTTCCCGGTGATCGATGGGCGGTTCGATAACGTGACGGCGGCGCTGTATTTCAAGGCGTGCGAGCAGCTGGGCTTGACTCCTTCGGGGCGGGCTCGCCTGCCGGAGAAGAAGGAGAGTGGCGGTGGCAAGCTCGCGCAACTCCGGGCCCTCGAGGGCGGGAAAAAGTCGGGCCGGCGCGGGGCCTAAGCTCCTCGGGCATGAGGTGCCGCGGGTTTTCACTCCTCCACTGCGTAAGCTCACCCCGAGAACCTCGGCGGGGTTCGCGTGCATCACGTTCGCGGAGGAGGTCTTGGGGATCGAGTTGTTCCCCTGGCAAAAGTGGTTTTTGATCCATGCGCTCGAGCTGCTGGCGGACGGGTCGTTCCGGTTCCGGACGGTTGTGCTGCTGGTGGCTCGGCAGAATGGGAAGTCGACGCTCGCTCAAGTGCTGGCGCTGTATTTCATGTACCTGCGCGGGGCCCGTCTTGTTATCGGGACGGCTCAAAACCTCGACATCGCCGAGGAGGTTTGGGCCGGTGCGGTTGAGCTCGCGGAGGAGTGCGAGGAGCTCGCGGACGAGATCAAGAAGGTCAATCAGACCAACGGCAAAAAGTCGCTGGATCTGAAAACGGGCGAGCGGTACAAGGTGCAGACGGCGAGCCGGCGCGGCGGTCGTGGCCTGTCCGGGGATCTGATCTTGCTTGACGAGTTGCGCGAGCATCAGAGCTGGGACGCTTGGGGCGCGATCACGAAAACGACGATGGCGCGGGCCATGGCTTTGATCCTGGCGCTCTCTAACGCTGGGGATGCCTCGAGTATCGTGCTCCGGTATCTGCGGAAAATGGCGCACGCGTCGTTGGGTGATCCGGACGGTATCAACTCGGACGGTATCAACGTTGAGCTTCTGACGGCGGTGCCGGAGGAGCTCGAGGAGGAGCTGGGGCAGCTCGAGGACGATAGCCTCGGGATTTTCGAGTGGTCGGCTCCTCCGGGGTGTGCTCTGGATGATCGGGACGGCTGGGCGGCGGCGAATCCTTCGCTCGGGTATTCGATCACTGAGCGGGCTATCGCGTCGGCGTGCAAAACGGACCCCGAATGGGTTTTTCGGACTGAGGTCCTGTGTCAGTGGAACGACGGCGTAACTGAGGGCCCGTTTCCGTCGGGAGCTTGGGAGGCCGGCACCGATGTCCGGTCTGAGATCCCGGCGGCGTATCCGGTTACTTACTGCGTGGACACTGAGCACGATCGGTCGCGGGCGTTTATCGCTGCGGCTGGCCGTCGGCTTGACGGCGGGGTGCACGTCGAGGTTATCGCGTCGAGGCATGGGCAGGGCTGGGTCGTGGACTGGTTCAAGTCGCGAGCATCCGAGACTCGGCCGATGCGTGTTGTGGTGCAGTCGCGGGGCGCTCCGGTGTCCGGGCTGGTCGAGGATCTCGAGGAGATCCCGTTCGTGACGGTGGTGCCGTGGGGCGGGGCGGATCTCGGCGCGGGCTGCGGCGACTTTTACGACGGGGTCCGGGCTCATGTTTGGAAGCCTGATCCGGAAAACGGCGAGACTGAGGCGGACCGGCCGACGAGGATCTGGCATTTGCCGCAGCCGGTTCTGGATCTCGCGGCGGGCACGGCGGTCACGAAGCCGCTGGGTGATGCCTGGGCATGGAATCGGCAGGGGTCGCCGTATGGTGCGGCTCCGTTGATGGCGGTATCGGGTGCGGCTTGGGACGTGATGCGTCCGGAGGTGCTCGAGGTGGCGTCGGCGTATGAGTCCGGCGATTTGATGGTGGTCTAGTGGGAGGTTCGGCCGTGGAAGTTGTGGCGCTGGTATTGCTTGCCGCCATGGGTGTCATCCTGCTCCTCGCGGGCGGTGCAGCTATCGGGCAGCTCCTTCCGCGGCGTGAGCCGGCGGCACCCCCGAGTCCTTGGGAGATCGTCACTGCTCGGCGGTGTGTGGTCAATCTGAGGAGCGGGTCCGCTATCGACGGGGTTCTGGTCCGTCGGGATGGGCCGTTGCTGTTCCTCAAGAATGCGGTGCTCCTCGAGCAGGGGCAGGAGCCTTCGACGATTGACGGCGAGGCCGTCGTGCAGGCATCCCATGTTGACTTTATCCAAGCACTCTAGGAAGGGGGGCTGGTTGTGGCGTTTGTTGTTTCTGACGGGTCCCTGAAGGGGCTAAGTGCTCCGGCTCCCATGCCGCGGTCCTCGCTGCGGCTCGCGGACGATTACACGGCGGACTATGCGGAGCTTTGGCGGGCTCAAGGCTCGGTCCGGACGACGGTGGATTTCCTGGGCCGGAATATCGCGAGCCTTGGGCTCCATCTGTTCCGGCGGGCGTCCGATAATGATCGCGAGCGGCTGACGGATCATCCTTTGGCGCGGCTGCTGGGTCGTCCTAATCCTGCGACTACTCCGTACCGGCTGTTCGATGCGCTGGTGCACGATCTCGGCATTTTCGACCGGGCTTACTGGGCGAAGATGAATAGCGGCGGGACTCCGTGGCTGCTGCGGCTCCCTCCGAAGGCGGTTTCTCCGGTGGGCGGGTCGTGGCTGTGGCCGGAGGCGTTCGAGTATTCGGGCACTAAGGGCAAGAAGGTTTTTCCGGCTGATCAGGTGGTTCATTTCCGCGGGTACTCGCCGGACGGGGATCTCGCGGGGACGTCGCCGATTGAGTCGCTGCGGCGGGTCCTGGCTGAGGAGTATGAGGCGGGCCGGATGCGTGAGCAGACGCTGCGCAACGGGGCCCGAACCTCCGGGTACCTCGAGCGTCCGGCTCCGGCTCCGGGTGCTCCGGCGTGGTCGGATACGGCGCGTGAGCGGTTCCGGAATTCGTGGCGGGCCCAATACTCCGGCGGCGGTCCGGAGGCGGGCGGCACCCCGATTCTCGAGGATGGGATGAAGTTTGTTCCGGCGAGCCACTCGGCGCGGGACCTGCAATACGTCGAGGTGCGCAAGCTGGCGCGTGAGGAGGTCGCGGCCGCTTATTTCATCCCTCCAACCATGGTGGGGATTATGGACTCGGCGACGTTCTCCAATATCAAGGAGCAGCACAAGCATCTGTATCAGGACACGTTGGGGCCGTGGCTGGCAATGATCGCGCAAGAGCTGATGCTGCAGCTCCTCCCCGAGTTCGACGCGAGCGGGGAGCTCTACCTCGAGTTCAACCTAGAGGAGAAGCTCCGGGGCTCGTTCGAGGAGCAGGCGGCGCAGATTCAGACGTCGGTGGGTGGTCCGTGGATGACTCGGAATGAGGCGCGGGCTATGCGTAACCTGCCGGCGATTGAGGGCGGCGACGAGCTGATTGTTCCGCTGAATGTGATCGAGGGCGGGCAGGCGTCTCCGTCTGACTCGGCTCCTGAGCCGGGCGCGGCCGCGGGGCCTCGGCGGGCGGTCAAGGCGAACGACTGGGTTCTGGTCAAGGGTCCGGGGCTGACTGATTCGCAGAAGGCTGCGGCGGTGGCGCTGTTTGAGAATTTTTTCAAGCGGCAGAAGGCGGTCGTGCTGTCGGCGATCGGCGGCGGCGGTGCCTGGTGGGACGCGGACCGTTGGAACGGTGAGCTCGCGGACGACCTGTTTGCGCTGTCGCTGTCTATGAGTTCGGCGCTCGGCAGTAAGCAGGCGGAGGCGCTGGGGTTCGATCCGACGTCTTACGACGTCGACCGGACGCTCGAGTTCCTCAAGGCGGTGGCGGCGTCTCGTGCGGAGTGGGTGAACGAGGCGACTCGGGAGCAGCTCGAGGCGGCGATCGCTGACGAGTCGGAGGACGCTCCGGGGCCCGCGTCCGTGTTTGAGGCTGCGGTTGGTCAGCGGTCCGGGTCTGCTGGTCGGGCCCTGGCGGCGACGGTCGGTGCGTTTGCGCTGACTGAGGCCGGGCGGCAGCTCGCGCGGGACCGGACGGTCAAGACGTGGCGCACGACGTCCACTGATCCGCGCAAGTCGCACGCGCGTATGGACGGCGAGACGGTGCCGATTGATTCCAAGTTCTCCAATGGCTTGGACTGGCCGGGCGATCCGGTCAAGGGCCCCGACGAGGTTGCCGGCTGTGAGTGCACGGTCGACGTCTCCATCGAATAACTACGAGCCTCGGAGGGGGCGGAAATGTTCAAGGTAAAGAACGCGCGGGTCCAGCTCAAGGCGGGGCCGGCGGACGGGCTCGAGGAGGGGCAGTTCGAGGCGTATGCGTCGGTGTTCGGGAATATCGATTCCTACGGCGACGTGGTGCAGCCTGGGGCGTTCGCTGACTCGCTGAAGGAGTGGGAGGAGTCCGAGAACCTCCTGCCGGTCCTGTTCGGTCACAACATGAGCGATCCGGAGTACAACATAGGCCACGTGATCTCGGCCGTTGAGGACGAGAAGGGCCTGCGGGTCCGTGCTCAGCTGGATCTCGAGACTCCCAAGGGCCTCGCGACGTACCGGCTCCTCAAGGGCCGGAGGATCTCGCAGATGTCTTTCGCTTACGACGTTCTGGACGGGTCGTGGGGCGAGAAGGACGGGCGCGAGGTTTACAACCTGCACAAGCTCAAGGTTTACGAGGTGTCGGTCGTCCCGATTGGTGCCAATCAGGAGACTGAGGTCCTGGGCGTCAAGGCTGCGGCCGCGGCGCTCGCCGGAGCTGTGAAAGAGGGCCGGGTTATCTCGGCCAAAAACCTAGACTCTCTGCGCTCTGCGTATGAGGCTATCGGGTCGGTGCTTGCGAGTGCTGAGCCGGTGGAAACTGACGAGGGGAAAGCCAGCGGCAATCCGGAGGTCAAGGGCGAGGGCGGCGACGTCAAGCCCGAGGAGCCTCCGGCCGGTCCGTCCGCTCAAACCTTGGCATGGGAGGCGCTCGCGGCTGAGATTTCGGCTGAGTGCGTCTAGTCGGTACAAAACAACTACAAGCCGCGGGCATGGTGCCGGCGGCTTTTTCTATGCCTAATTTTGGGCGGGAAGGGCGGACGTAATGTTCACCACCACAAAAGTAGCGGAGCTGCAGAAGGCGGCTTCTGAGGCTGCGGGCCGTGCTCGCGCGATCGCTGAGAAGGCGGCGGCTGAGGGTCGCGAGCTGACGGCGGCGGAGCGTTCGGACTATGACGCGGACATGCTCAAGGGCCGGGACCTGCTCGAGCAGCTCCGGACGGCGAAGGCCGACGAGGCTATCCTCGCGGACGCTCGGGCCCTGGCTGACGAGATCGGTCCGGATGCGGGCGCGGATCTCGACGGGCAGAAGGAAGTGGCCGGGGCTATGCGTCGGGTCAAGAACCTTGGCCTCGAGATCGTCACGGCTCCGGAGTTCAAGGCGGCAATGGCTCCCTTCAAGGGTGGCCGGGTGCCGGAGAAGGCGCGGTTCCAGACGGACCCGATTGCGGTCAAGTCGCTGTTTACTGGCGGCGATGACACTTCGGCGGGCGTGTTCGTCACTCCGGAGCAGACCGGCATTATTGAGATGCTGGGCCGGCGTCCGCTGACGATCCGGGATCTGGTCAGCACTCGCACCACCGGGTCTGACACGGTGGAGTACGTGCGGCAGACGGCGCACACTAACGCTGCGGCTCCGGTGCCGGAAGCCACGAGCTCTGCGGGCCCGACTTCGGCTGATCTCGGCGGGCCGCTTATCAACGATCCGAACGGCGGCTACAAGCCGGAAGGGTCTTGGGCTTTCTCGCGCGAGACTGCGACGGTCCGGACCATTGCCGAGTGGGTGCCTGCCACGAAGCGGGCCCTCGCTGACGCGGGGCAGCTACAGGGCCTCATCAACGACGAGCTCCGGAAGGATATCGCGGAGGAGGAGGAGGATCAGATCCTCAACGGTGACGGTACCGGCGAGAATCTGCCGGGTATCCTCACCACGGTCGGTATCCAGGCGCAGGCGTTTGATACTGACATTTTCCGGACTGTTCGCAAGGCGATCACGAAGGCTCGCACGGTCGGCCGGGTGGTCCCGAATGGTGTCCTGCTCAACCCTGTGGACGTCGAGACGATCGATCTCGCTCGCGAGGGTGGGGCCACGGGTGCTTACCTCGGCGCTGGTCCGTTCGCCATGGGTCCTCGGACTCTGTGGGGCGTGCCGGTGATTGAGTCGGAGGCCATTGCCGCGGGTCGCGGTCTGGTGGGCGATTTCTCGAAGGGTGTCCTTTGGGATCGTCAGCAGACCACTGTCACGATGACGGATTCCCACGCGGACTTCTTCATTCGTAACCTCGTGGCCGTGCTGGCTGAGGAGCGGGTCGCGTTCGGCGTGACTCGTCCGGCTGCGTTCGTCGATACGGACGTCGCCGCGTAGCGGTTGGCTGAGTGGTGCGCGGGGCCCTGGCTGGGGCCCCGCGTTCCTTTCCCTACTAGCTGGAAAGGGGCCGGTTGTGGCTCTCAAGAAATACAACGTGACGGTCAACGGCTTTGCGACTGTGCTGCAGCTCGACGAGCGGGGCGCGAAGGCTCGGGGGCTGACGGATCGGGATCTGGTCGGCGCGGTGTCTGCCGCTCCTCCTGCTCCGGAGACTCCGGCCGCTCCGAAGGCGAAGGCTCCGGCGAACAAGTCGCGGACTGCGGCGAACAAGTAACGACGGCGGGAGGGCCGGGCGGTGACAACTGTAATTATTGAGCCGGCCGTCGATGCGTTCCGGCTTCCCGCGTTCGTTTCCGCGGATGAGTTTTCGGCGTGGACTGGCGGGAAAATAGCGGCGAGCGATCCGCGGGTCGAGCCGCTCCTGCTGGGGGCCTCGGCCGGTATCCGGCGGTATGTCGGCTGGCATATCGCTCCGGTGCTCGAGGAGACACTGGTCGGCGACGGTCCGGGCGGGTCGCTCCTGTCTCTGCCAACTGGGCGGCTGGTGTCTGTGGTGTCCGTCGAAAACGGCGGGTATCCGGTGGCGCTGACGGACGTCTTTCAATCCAAGCACGGCATGCTCGAGCTGCGGACGGGCTGGTGGTCCTCGAGGTTCTCGGCGGTCACGGTCCGAGTCCAGCATGGGTACGATCTCGCCGACGTCGAGGACGTCAAGCAGATCGTCAAGCAGGTCACGGCTAACGCTCTGGCGTCTCCGTTGGGTGCTACGCGGGAGCAGGCGGGCACGGTGTCTATCTCCTGGGCGACTACGGCTCCGGGTGTTGCCGGCGGGCTGTCGCTCCTACAGCGGGACCTCGAGGTCCTCGCTCCGTTCAAGATTTAGGGGGGCCGGTGCTGCCGTCTTTTGCTACTCAAGAGATAACGGTGGTCCGGCCGGTCTGGACTACTGACGCGCGGGGCAATCGGAAGGCTGACTACGGGGCCGGGGCGACTCGGGTTGTGGTGCCTGGCTGCTCGGTGCAGCCGGGGGCGTCTCCGGAAATGGTGCCGGACGGTCGGGCTACGGTGACGATCCGGTGGACGGTCCTCGCTCCTCCGTCGGTCGTGGTCGAGGCTGCGGACGCTGTGGAATATCGGGGCCGTCTATACAAGGTGGACGGCGAGCCGCTGGTGTGGGACTCGCCGACCGGCGCTCTGGATCATGTGGCGCTGTTCCTCATTGATTGGAAGTGATCGCTATGCCGTCAAAAGTTACGCGGTTGGTGTTCAAGTCCAAGGGGTTCCGGGAGATCCTGCGGTCGCAGGCTGTTGTGGCGGATCTCGCGAGGCGCGGCCGGGCGATCGCTGACGCTGCGGGCGAGGGCGTCGGGGTGCATACCTCGGTGGGTGCCAATAGGGCCCGCGTTACCGTGGCGACTGAGACTCGGGACGCTGCGGCGGCTGAGGCTACGGACAAGAAGCTCACGAGGGCGATAGGGGCGGGCCGTGGTTGAGATTGTCGAGCCGGCGGACGGCGAAACGGTCGCGATTCAATACCTGTCGGCGGCGCTGGCGTCCGAGCCTGGGTTCGAGTCCGTGGCGATGGTCGGCTCGTTGCCGGCGGAAACTGCGGGCTACGTTCCTCCTCCGGAGGCGGTTGTGGTCCGGCTGACGGGGTTCAATCCTCGGGATCAGATTGTGGACGTTCACCAGCTGACGGTGACGGCGTGGGCGTCTGCTCCGGGCGAGGAGATCCGGGCGTCGGATATTGCGCGGCGGGTCGGTGCTTTGATGCGGGCGGCTGAGCTGCTCGGCTCCATGGCTGGGGTGACGTGCTCGAGGGTGCGGACTTACAGCGGTTATAACGATCCGGATCCGGTTACGGGCCGGGCGAGGTATTCCGCCACATATGCGGTGGATTTGCGCGGGCAGGTCGTCCGGGCTTGATTCTCTGCCTGAGAGGGGCAAAAAATGAGCGTTGAAAATTCCAATGTGCTGACGGGTGCTCCTGATCAGCTGACTACGGGCCCGATTCTGTCCGGGCCGCTCGGGACGGCTCTGCCTACTGATGCGCTGGACACGATTGATCCGCTGTTCGTGGATTCCGGTTACATTTCGCAGGACGGGATGAACCTGACTCCGGAGCGGACGACCGAGACTATCCGGGATTGGTCCGGGGCGATCATTCGGTCGATCCTCAACGAGTTCGGCGCGTCGATCGCGTGGGCTCACCTCGAGACAAACGAGGCGAGCCTGAAGAACTACTTTGGCGACGACAATGTGACGGTCACGGCTGCGGGCCTTACCAATGGCAAGCAGCTGGCGGCGCAACTCAAGGCGGCGGAGCTGCCGCGGAAGTCCTGGGTGTTCAAGATCAAGGACGGCGAGAACCGGGTTCTCATTGTGGTTCCTGACGGTCAGGTCACTGATACGGGCGAGGTGTCGTTCACTAAGGCGGGCGCGATCACGTGGCCTTGCACCATGACGACGTACCCGGATTCCTCCGGCGTGCACGTCTACGTCTACACCGACGACGGGGTCTTTACCGCGTAGTTCGGTTCTCAACTGGTGGGGCGGCTTTGGCTGCGGGGCCCTCGAGCCGCTCCACCTCCTTTTGCTGGGCCCCGCGTTCCTTCCTGAGAGGGCCCCGTTATGACATTTGCGGTTCCGGCGTCGAAGGCGTCGATCAAACAAAACCAGTTCGAGTTCAAGGTACCGGGCGAGAAGCGGGCGCGGTCGCTGCCGCTCCTCAAGTTCGTGCCGGTCGGGCTCAAGTCCAAAATGGCGGACGCTGCGGCTCCGATACAAGCGGCAAAAGATGCGGGCAAGGATCCTTCTCGGGAGGATCTCGGGCGGCTGGGCGCTCTACAGATTGAGCTCCTCGAGAAATACAGTCCGGGCATTACGGACCTTCTCGACGACGAGCAGCTCGGGGCCCTTGTGGTCGCGTGGCAGGAGGCGTCGAAGGTCACGGTGGGGGAATCTGCGGCCTCGCACTCCTCCTAGAGGAGCATGGCGAGGCCGTCGAGTATGACCTTCTGGTCATGGGCCGGAGTCTCGACGATCTCGGGACTCCGGCGCTCACCTGGCGGGACTTGTTCGTGATTGTCCGGCAGGCTCCTCCGACGTCGGCGCTGGCGCGGGCCCTCGAGCCGGATCTCGCGGCGTGGGCGTCCGGTCAAGTCTTGGCGGATCTGACGGCGACTGTCGCGGATCTCCTCGCGGCGGGCAACTGGCAGCGGCAGGGCAAAAAGTCGGCACCTCGGCCGAAGCGGATCAAGCGGCCGGGGCAGGACAACGGCGAAAAGAAGTTTGGACGGGCCCCGATTCCGGTCAAGGACTTCGACGACTGGTGGAACAACAAGACGTAGGGGCGGTGTGCTGTGGCCGATGCTGTTGAGCTTGCGGCGGCGTATGTGTCGCTGGTTCCCTCCTTTGAGGGTGCGCAGGGCAAGATCACGAAGGAGCTGATACCGGAGGCGGAGCGGGCCGGAGATAAAGCGGGCGAGAAGGCTGGGTCCGGGTTCGGGTCCAAGTTCTCGGGCGTGCTCAACTCCGGCGGGTTCCGTGCTGGTGTTGCCGGCGGCGCGGCCGCGGTGGGCCTGGCTCTGGCGGACGGGTTTTTCGCTGCGGTCGAGGGCGCGGACGCTTCGGCTAAGACTGCGGCGACGTTGGGCCTTGATCCGGCGGAGGCGCAGAAGGCGGGGGATGTCGCGGGCGCGGTCTATGCGGGGGCTTATGGTGAGTCGCTGACTGACGTGAACGCTGCGGTCGGTTCCGTTATGTCGTCCATTGGCGGGATGCGGGCGGCGTCTGCTGAGGATCTGCAAGACATAACGCAGAAGGCTCTGAACCTGTCGGAGGCGTTCGGCGTCGATGTGGGCGAGTCGGCGACTACTGCGGGCATCCTGATAAAAAACGGGCTGGCGGCGGACGCTGACACTGCCATGGACATGATTACCGGGTCCATGCAGAAGGTACCCGCGTCCGTCCGGGGCGAGATCCTGCCGGTAATGGATGAGTATTCCAAGCATTTCGCGGGCCTGGGTATTGACGGCGAAACGGCTATGGGCATGATCGTGGCGGCGTCGGCTGACGGTGCTATCGGCATGGACAAAATGGGCGATGCCGTAAAGGAATTCCAGATCCGCTCGACGGATATGTCGGCGACTACGCGGACGGCTTACGAGGAGCTGGGGCTCAACACTGAGGATATGACTCGGCGGCTGCTGGCCGGCGGTGACTCGGCGAATGAGGCTATGGGCGAGATTGTCCATGCCTTGCAAGGGGTAGAAGATCCGGCGGCTCAATCGGCGGCGGCTCTGGCGCTCTTTGGTACTCCACTTGAGGATCTCGGGGCCGATCAAATCCCGAATTTCCTCGGAATGATGGATCCCATGGGGGATAAGTTCGATTCGACGGCGGGGGCCGCGGACTCCTTCGGGGCTACCTTGAATTCCGGGCCGGGCGTGGCGCTCGAGGGCCTGCGGCGGTCCGTGGAAACCACTTTCATGTCGTTCGCTGAGCAGGCGCTGCCCGCGTTGACGGCGTTCTCCGGTTGGCTGTCCCAAAACACGTGGGTTGTTGGGGTGTTCGCGGCGGTGGTCGGCGGGCTGCTGGTCGGTGCCTTCATTGCGTGGGCGGCGTCGGTGTGGGTTGCTACTGCGGCGCTCCTCGCTAATCCGGTTACGTGGATCATCATCGGGATTGTGGCGCTGGTGGCGGCGCTCGCGCTGCTGGTCGCTAACTGGGACTCGGTGGCGGCGTTCCTGACGGGCGTCTGGAATAACGTGGTGAGCTGGGCCATGGGCGTGTGGTCCGGGCTGGGCGACTTTTTCCGGGGCTGGATCTCGGGGGTTGTCTCGTGGTTCAACTCCGGAATTTCCGGGCTGCGGGCGTGGCTGGCCGGGACCTGGAACAACATTGCCGGGTTCGCGCGGGGTGTGTGGTCCGGGTTCCTCGGCTTCATCGGCGGGATAGTCGGTCGGATCTCCTCCTCCATTACGGGCGGAATAAATGGGGTCCGGTCGTGGCTGGCCGGTGCCTGGCGGAATATCTCGTCCTTCGCGATGAGCGTTTGGAACGGGCTGGTCGGCTGGGTCCGTGGAATTCCGGGGCGGTTCCTCGGCGGGCTCGCTGCGCTCGGCGGGCTCGCGGGCCGGATGGGCGGCTGGGTCAACGGGGCCCGAAACGCTGCGGTCGGTGCCTTCAATGGGCTGGTTGGCTGGGTCGCCGGTATTCCGGGGCGGATCTTGGGTGCGCTCGGCGGGCTCGGCGGGCTGCTGGTCGGCGCGGGGTCCTCGATCATTCAGGGCTTCCTCCGTGGCCTGCAGGGGGCGTTCGAGAGCGTCAAGAACTTCGTCGGCGGTATCGGTCAGTGGATCGCGGACAACAAGGGCCCGAAAGCCTACGACTTGGCTCTGCTGGTTCCGGCCGGTGGCTGGATCATGGAGGGCCTTGGGCGCGGTATCGCTGACAGTATGCCGGCGCTGCGGCGGCAGCTCGGGGACGTTTCGGAGACGATACGGACCGGGCTGCGCGGCGGGTCCGTGGACGTGTCGGCGCGGGCTGTTGGCCTGGCTGATTATGACGTCTCGGCTGAGGCTCGGGACGGCGGGCGTGCCGTGTACGTCCAGAATCCGTGGACGGGTGAGTACCTGCTCGCCCGCGTTGATGATCGGGTCGGGTCTGGGATCTCCGGGGCCAACGACGATATGGGGCGGCGACGTCCGGGAGTGAGGGGCTAAATGGCGGCGATATCGGTTGCGGCGCGGACGGATGGGCCGTGGGCTGATGTGACGCTCAGCGGGTTCTCTGCGGGCTCGCATACCGTCATTGTGTGGCGGACGGCTGCTGGCGAGCGGGTGCCGGTGCGCGGTACCCGTAACCTCGAGGTGATCGACTCGGGTCTGGTGGTCGATTACGACGTGCCTATGGGCTGGCCTGCTACTTATGAGGTCGAGGTCCTGTCCGGGCCGGACGCGGGGGCGCTGGTGCCTACGGCTTCGCTCACGTATGAGTCGCCGTGCGGGTACCTGCATGATCCTTTGGATCCGACGGTTGCGGTTCCGGTGTGGGCGACTCGGGCCCCGAATGGGGAGCCGGTGCTCGCGTCGGGCGCGTTCGCTGAGCTGGTGCGCGGCGCTGACGTGTCGGTTCACCGGATTCTCGGGAGCCGTCATCCTGTGGCGATCGGCGGGCAGCGGGCTGCGGCCGCGGGCGTGGATCTGTCGGTCATGGCTGACGCTGAGCTGCAAAACACTCGGCTGCGGGATATGACAAGCAACTCCACGGTCCTCGTGGCGCGGCTCCTGCCGGGCTGGCTGAACGGGGCCTTCCCTCCGGTGGCTTATCTGTCGGTGCCGGAGGTCCTCGAGCAGCCGGTTACGGCGGGGCGGGGCCTGGCTCAAGGGTTCGGGCAGCATCTTACGCGCTGGCAGATGGTCGGGCAGATTGTCCGGCCGGCTACGGGCGCGGTCCTCGTGGCGCTGTTCACCTATCAAGACGTCGAGGACCTGTTCGATACATACGAGCAAAAGCAGATAGCGGCCGGTGGCGGCACCTATCTCGACGATATGAAACAACCACTGGGTTAGGGGTCTGGACGTGCTGCCTATTGATGACAATACGCTCGACGCTCTTTCGGGCTCGAGGTCCGGGGACCGGCTCGAGGTTTATGCGTGGTATGACGGGCGGCTGATGGTGCCTGATCCGTTGCCGGTGTCGTCGTGGGCTCTTGAGTGGGACGGGTCGGCGTCTAAGCAGGTGCAGGGCGTGCTGTCTGTGACGGTCGACGATCCTACCGGGGAGCTCTCGCCGTGGCTCGCTGGTGATCCTTTGGGCGTCGGCGGCGCGGAGCTGTTCTGCCGCTATCAAGTCGGCGGGGCCGGGGTGGTCAATCGCGGGTGGTACCGGATCACGAAAAACGCTCCGAAGGAGGCGTGGTACTCGCGCGAGGTCCGAGAGTCCGGCTATCAAAACGAGCCGGGCTCTGCGGTCACTCCGGGGCACCGGCTGGTCCTGGTGTCCGGGGGCGCGTCGGTGCCGGTGACGGCTGAGGATCAGACGGTCCGGCTGCTGCTGGATGAGTTTGTCACTCCGGAGCAGCCGCCGTCTGGATCTCCCACGGTCGTCTCGGAGATCACGCGGATTGTCGGCGACGTCGTGCCGCTGATCTTTACCGACGTCGCGAACGAGGCGGTTCCGGCTGCGGTGACGTATGAGGGGCCCCGAATTGATGCGGTTATGGATCTCGCGGCGCGGGCCGGGGCGCGGCTGCGCATGACGGGCGACGGTGAGCTCGAGGTCTACACTCCGGTGACGTCTCCGGTGTGGACTGTTGCCGGCGGGCCGGACGGGGTGCTTATCAACATAGACAGGCAGCAAGACGTCGCGGTCCTCGCGAATGTGGGGATTGTCCGGGGCGAGTACAAAGCTAAGGACTCGACGGGGCAGGACGTGACTAAGCCATTGACGGGGATCTCCCAAGTTAGGGAGGGCCCGTTGCGGGTCGGTGGTCCTCATGGGAAGGTCACGCGGGCGCTTGAGTCCAAGATCCTCAACACTCAGGCGGCTGTCGATAAGGCGGCGTCCACGCTGCTGACTAACTACCTCGGGAGTCTGACGCTTGACCTCGAGGTTACGTGCCTCCCGAATCCTGCTTTGCAGGTCGGGGACTGGGTGACGGTGACGCATCCGGTTGTGGGCCAGTCTGCTCTGCCGCTGAATGGCGAGGTCCTCAAGATGAAAATGGGTTCGGACGGTTCCGCTGTGGGTGCCATGGTGCTGACGGTCCGGTGCTCGGCGGCGCAGGTCGAGTCGGTCCGGGCTGCTGTTTTCGGGGGTGGGGTGTGATGGCTGATCTTGCCAACGTTGCCGCTGCGATACCTGGCGGCGGTGCGAAAAAGTACCGGGGCATCGTGGTCACGTCCGGCGGGCGGCGGCTGGTCAACGTGGACGGGGTGAACCTCGACGCTACGTGGGCGGACCCGCTTGTGGTCGATGATGGGGACTCGGTGGACGTCGAGATCCGGGGCGGGGCTGAGGGGCTCAAGGTCACGCATGTGCTGTCGCGGACTACGCTGCAGCCGCGGCCGCGGACGGGGACGGTCACGGCGGTTCCGGCCGGGTCCTCAACGATCACGGTTTCCGCGGGCGGGGTGTCTTATTCTGCTGAGTTCATCGGGACTTACGCGGTCGGCAACGTCGTTCATCTGGACTGGGGCGCGGGCCGTCCTCGGGTTATCGGGAAGTTCTCGTCGACTGCTCCGGCGGCTCCTCCTCCTGCGCCACCACCTCCTCCTCCTCCCGCTCCGACGACGGGCTCCTTGTCCGGGACGGCGATCAAGTCCGGGACGATTTGGGGGCCTGGCGGGTGGGACTCGTGGGCCGGTGGGCGCGAGAACGTGTTTCAGGGTGATTACGGCTACGGGCCGGTTCATGGTGCCTGGTTCTACGGGACGAGGTTCAAGACGCTGGCCGGGCGGACGATCACGCGGATCCGGTTCCGGACGGGGGCGAGGCTTCCGGCCGGTGCCTCCGGCTCTCCGGTGGCGTTCAACTTTTACACGCATACGAGCTCTTCCCGGCCGGCGGGGGACGTGACGCGGACGGGTTCGGTGTTCTCCAAAACGATCAATCCGGGGCAGGGCCCGACTTGGATTGATCTGCCGCTGTCGTTCGCTCCGGCGCTGCTGGCTGGTGGCGGTATAGCTATTTCCGGCGGGGCCTATGCCGGGATGAAGGGCCGGGTCGAGCAGGTGGACTCCGGGGCCTTGATACTCGATTGGAAATCTTCTTAGGAGCCTGTTGTGCCTATTCAGACACGAAACAAAACGACGGTGCCGGTCAACTCTGATCCTTACGCGCTGACGGCGGACATAAAGACGGCGATCGAGGGGCTAAACACTCCGATTCCGGTCGCGGATCAAGCGGAGCGGGACGCTCTGCCGTCTCCGTTCGAGGGTATGAAGGTGGTTCGGCTCGACATTGGCGGGATGGAGGAAACCTACATCGGCGGGGCCTGGACTCCCACGAAGATAGACATAACGACGTTCGCCACTGGCATCACTGCGGTGGCGGGCGAGGGCCACAAGCCGCGGCTGATCCGGTCCGCCGGGATGGTGCATATGCTGGGGGCCATTTCGCTCGGGGCCGGCGGAGCCACCAACAACTTCTTCACGGTTCCGGACGGGTTCCGGCCTAGTGTGGGCGGCACGATCTTTATCGGGGCCGGCTTCACGCAAAACTCGGTAGGGTTCGAGCTCGTCGTGGCGAACAATATCGTGTCGGCCCTCTACTTCACGGATAGTGTCGCCGTTGGCTCGTTCTTCCCGCTGGCCTCCAAGTGGGAGGTCGTCTAAATGAGCGGGTGGGTGTGGTTCCGGGTGATTACGGCGCGGCTTGCTGAGCCGGCGGCGATCACTGCGCTGCAGATTGGTTCGCATTTCTTGGCGGCTTGCGCGGGGGCCCTGGTGATCCTCGGGGCGTTTCCGTACCTGTTCAGCGGGATCTCGCCGGCGGTCGCGTTCTGCGTCGGGCTGGTCCTCATGGCGGGCGGCGTGCTGGGCGTCGGCGCGTGCTACCGGGGTGTCTGGTGGGTCGAGCGGGTCGCTCTGGTCCTCGTTGGGCTGGGGTGGTTGCTGCTGGTCCCGTCTGTGGTCGCGGTCGATCTCCACGTGATGTTCAAGGCGTTCATTTTCATCATGCTCGCGGTTGCTCTGTTTGACGTCGGCAAACGGTATAGGCGGATCGATTGGGCTTACTTGGATCCGACTAAATAAGGGGGGCCGGGCCGTGACTCCGGAGCTGTGGACGGCGATCTTAGGGGCTGGGGGGCTCGCGGCGGTCGTTCCGTTGGTCATAGATGGGTTCAAGGCGTGGCGGTCCGGCCGTGCTCTTGAGGAGAAGAACAAGAATCGGGGGCTGGTTGATCGGTTGGCGGCGGCTGAGTCGCGGGCGGATCTGGCCGGGGCCCTGGCGGACGCGGAGGCGGCTTATCGGCGTCAAGTCGAGGAGCACGCGGCGACTTTGCGGCGTCTGCTGATCGAGGTTTACGGGCTGTCTGCGGAGCTGCTGCCTCCGTGGCCTGTTCGGAAGAAATAAGGCAGCGAGCGGGGCCCCGAGTTCGTCCGGGGCCCCTTTTTTGCGCTCTGGAAGGGGCAGGAATGAAGTTAGCGAACCTAGCGGTGGCGCTGCGGAAGCATGGGCTGACGGTGGTCGAGACTCCGGGGTGGAGGTCGCGCGGGTTCCTCGGGCGGGATCTGCTCGAGGTGCGCGGGGTGCTGTGGCACCATACGGCGACTAATCGGGCCCGATTCGTTGGGAATGACGCTCCAACGTTGAGCATGTGCATCGACGGGAGGCCGGACGTTGCCGGGCCGCTGTGCAACATCGTGTTCGGCCGGAATGGGACGGTCTACCTCACTGCTGCGGGGCTGGCTAATCATGCCGGCGCGGGCGCGTGGCACAACATTCCGCGGGATCTCGGGAATTACTACCTCATCGGGATCGAGATGGAGTCCTCGGGGGTTGCTCCGTGGGACTGGACGGCGGACCAGCTGCGGGTAGCTCCGTACCTGGGCGCGGCGCTCGAGCTGGAATACCTCGGGCATCTGCCGCCGGAGCTGCGGCTGCAGATTGGCCACCTCGAGTATTCGAGTCAGGGCAAGATCGATCCGGCCGGGTGGCCGGGTGGCATGGATGGGCTGCGGGCCCAAATCAACAAGGTCCTCGCCGGCGGCGGCGGGGGCGTGGAACAAGAAGGAGATTTTGACGTGGCGCAGTTCGACGAGCTTATGGAGAAGCTCAACAAGATTGACAAGACAACGTACAACACTTGGGCGGGCGTGTGGGACGGCGGTTCCCATAAGGGGCAGAAGTTCAACTACGGCATTCTCCCGATTGTCGCTCACTCGCAAAACCTCGAGGCGCAGAATGCGGCGATCATCAAAAACCTCCTCGGGGCGCTGACTGCTGCGGTCAAGGGCGAGGCGTTCGACGAGGACAAGCTGCTGGCCGGGGTGCAGGCGTCGGCGGAGGCCGGGGTTAAGGCGGCGATCGAGTCGATCAAGACGACGGTCCATCTGGCTCCTGCGGTCGAGGAGGAGGAGGCCGGTGACGATGGGCAAGCATGAGGCGGTACCGTCGCAGGTAGCTAATCCGTGGCGGGCGGTGTGGCGGACGGTCCTCGAGGTCGGCATTCCGGCGTTCGGGCTGGTGCTGTTCGCTGGTCCGGCGGTCCTTCAGATACTCGCGGAGGAGCTGGGGGCCGTGTTGCCTGCCGGGCTCATTGCCTGGCTGCTCGGGGCGGCTGCTGCTCTGACGGCTGCGGCTGCGGCGCTGACGCGGATCATGGCGTTGCCGCGGGTGAATGAGCTGCTGTCGCGGATCAAGGCGGACGCTGGGGCCCCGAAGCCTCCGGTGCTGCCTCGAGATCCGGACGTGGACGTGCGCGGTACTGAATAGATAAGACTTAGGGCCCTCGGTCCGTCCCTTTTGGGGATGGTCCGGGGGCCCTAATCGTCGTTGGGGGCGGGTCCGGCGAGCTGATCCACCAGAGTGTCAGCAAGGGAGGGGCTCGAGCCGGGCCCGCGTTCCCTAGTCTACCGGTTTTTTGGCATAGAGGGCGGCTTCGATCTGGTCCACTAGCTCGCCCATGGCTTTGTTGCTGGTCCACTGGTGGGTGACGGCGTGCGGGTCGCGCATGAGGGCCTCGGCTTTGTTCCGGGTCTTGCGGTTGTCGATGTCTGCTCCGGTGTGGAATTTGACGTAACCAACGAGTAAGCCTCCCTTCTTGTACTCCACGGACTTGATCGCGGACAAGGGCAGGCGGGTCCGGCCTGCTCCCTTGCGCTCAATGGTGACGGTTTCGCCGTCGAAGCTGAGGGTGCCGTTGAATCCTTTTACGCTGTTCATTTCGTGGTCCTTTTCTGGTGTGCTGCGGTGAATTTGTCGAGGAGTGGGGCGCTCAATTCGTGGGCGGCTTCCTCGGGGGTGTGCCTGGCGGCGAGTAGCTGGCTGACGTGCTTGGCGTCGTGGCCTTGGGCGTAGGTCCGGGGCACTTGGGCCCCGCATCCACATTTGCAGGGGTTCATTGCTGCGGTTCCTTTCGTTTGCTTGGGCGGGCGGCGTTCCATGCGTCGATGGTTGCGGGGAGCCAGCCTAGTTGGCGGGCCCCGATTTGGGCGTCGGGCTCGGGTAGTTTATAGCGGTTGAGGGTGTCCGGCTTGACTCCGATTCGTTCGGCGACTTCGGGGCGGGATAGGTAGCGTTTCACAGTAGCCTCCATGGTTCGGTGTAGTAGGTGGCGAGGTCGCCGGTTATTTCCGGGCGTCGGGCGATCTCGCGGCCGGTCCAGTCTCGGATGATCGTCCAGCCTTCGGGCTCCGGCGGTGGCAGTAGGGCGCGGAGGTCGTCGTTCCAGTCCTCGTGCTGCCAGTGGCGGTATCGGCGTTTTTCGGTCCGGTCTGCTTGTGCCTGGCTGTCTGCCACGGGGCCTCCTGCGGGGGTAGGAGGGCCCCGCGTTCCTCCGGCGGGGCCCTGTGGGGGTCTAGTCCTCGAAAACGGCGAGGATGATGCGTGCGGCGCGTTCTGCGCTGGTCCGCTCGCGGTCGAGGGTGAGCGTTTCGACGGTGCTGTTGGGGCGGGCCGTGTAGAGCTTGACGCTCTCGGCGGTGAGGTCGAGTGAGAAGCTCCAATTCTCGGTGCGGTGCTCGTAGCTGGTCTTGCGGTGGTCCGCGGTCCAGTCCTCGCACTCGAGGATCTCGGCGAGGTCGCTCTTGAATGTCTGCCGGAGGGTCGGTTCCATTTCGGTCCGGATCATATCGGCGGCGCGGCGGGCGATCGTGGGCAGCATGTTCTCGTGGGCGCGGCGGTCGGTGATCGCGAGGTCGTAGGCTGCGCGGCGGAGAATGTCGCGGCGGGCGGCGGGTCCGTAGTAGTCGCCGTACACCTCGGGGTCGAGGAGCTCGAGGAGCATGTCGTCGGCGTCGGCCGGGTCGTGCGTGGCGGCGTCGTTGGCGTCGAGGTACGCGGCGAGGTTGGCGACAATGGCGGCGATTGCGTCCCATTTGTCGGCGAATGTGCCGAGCTTCTTTTCGCCGTCGGTCAGGTTGATCTCGAGCTCGCCGGCGGTCACGCGGTAGCCTTCGCCGTCGAAGTAGAGCTTGCCGACGCACTCGTTCATCTGGTGGAAATTGACGGCGTATCCGTAGGGCGCTGCCTGGACGATCTCAAGCTCGAGGGTCCGGCCGTCGGTTGCGGTGGTGGTGTAGGTTTCCATGTCCTGCTCCTGGTGGTGGGTTCCTGCCCTTGCTGACTCTCTAAGTTTAGCACGGTTGGGCGTGTATTGAATAGGGGGCGTGCCTAATCGTCTGGACTCTCTGGACGGGGCGTTCCCCTCGACTATCCCCCGGAAACGTCTAAAAAAACGGGGCCCGAGTTTCCGCGGTTCCGGCTAAATTTCGTGGCCGGGCTCTCCGGAGTCCTTGGGGCGGCTGCGGTGTAGCGTCTAAAAGAGGGGTATTCGAGGGGCGCAGCGTCGTCTAGGTAACGTGGACTTGTTAACCCAGAGGTCGGAGGTTCAAATCCTCCCCCCGCAACGATTGGGCCCCGAGTTTCCGCGGATTTTGCGGAGATTCGGGGTCCTTGCTTTGTGTGCCGGGGCCCGAATCCCCTCGTTTATCCCCCGTTTACGTTTCGGGCCTTTTGGCGGTCGGCGTCTGAGACGTAGGTGCCATGCTCGCCGCTGGCGCGGTAAACCCATCCGAGTGCGCGGGCGCGGCAGGTCGGATCTCCACAAACGGCGACGGCGGCGTGCGAGCGGTTCCGGTCGTATCCATCGGGCTGGTTGGTGACTATGCCGGCGCGGGCGCTCGAGTCGTGCGGGCAGGGGTCCTCCTGCATGAGGGCGTCGTGCTCCTCCTGGGCTCGCTGCTTCTTGGTCTTGGTCATGGTGCTCCTCCTCAAAATAGGGTTTCGGGTTGCGGTGGTTCTGATCCGTTCGGGCCGTAGTCCTCCGGCTCGAGGTCCCAACGTTCGTCCGTCCGGGTGTCGGTTACGACGTCGTGGGAGCAGTGCCTGCAGCGGCTCGCGATCAAGTCGCGGACGGGCCACGATGGGACCTCGGCGGCTACCTCGTACTTGCGGCCGCTGCGGGTGGTCTTGGTCCGGGTGGTCGGATAGGTGGGCGTGGCCGGCGGGCGCTTTCCCCAACTGATAAGGGGCTCGTCAACGGCTCCACACTGGCGGCAGGCGAGGGCGTCCGCGGGAACGTGGTAGGCGAGCGAGGTCCGGGCGTCGTTCCATGGTGTCCACTCGACGGGCTCGCCGTCCCAACTGCGGGGCAGGTCGTCCCGACTGTGCGCGAGCCTCAAGGCTTGACCTTCTCGCCGTCGTTCGTCAGGATCCACTCGCGGCCGGTCCAGTCCATGTATGGGATGCGGGCCGGGTCGGCGCTCGAGGAGATCCGGAAGCCTCGGCCGGTTGCCTGGGCCGGGGCTCCCTCAATGAGGCCGTGGCACTCGGTCGTGCCGGTGCCGCAAACAAGGAGGAGGTTCGCCGGCTGATTGGTCGCGGCGTCCCGACTTCCTCCCATGCCGCGGGCGCGGCGGTGCTGCAAGCTGTACCAGCCGGACTCCGTGCGGACGTGCCGGCCACACCATTGGCATGTGCTGAGGTCGCGGGCGATCACTTGCCGGCGGACAGCGGGACTGGGCCCGCGTGTATTTCCTCTGGACATTTTCGGCGCTCCTGTCTTATTCTGGTGGGGCCATGCTGGTTCTCCTGCCATCGGGTTCTCCTTCGGGGGTTGCGGGAGAAGGGCCCCGGACTTGGGACGGTCCGGGGCCCTTCTTTTATGCGTCGAGACTGTCGGCGGTCCGCTTTGCCTCGGCGAGATAGCGGCGGTTCTCCTCCAACATTCCATAGGCTGCGGTGAGCTTGGCTTGCCGGTAGAGCTCCCACGCTCCGGTGTTCGCGGGCTGTTCGTTCCGCTCGAGCTCGTCGCCGTCCGGGGTCTGTGCCTGGATGATGATGTGGGCGAGATCCTCGGAGACGGTCACTTTCACCACGAGGATTGTCGAGGGTATCCAGTGGGCGTCCATCTTGCGCTGTAGCTCGCGGGCTGCGGCGTGGATCTGGTTTTCGGTGCGTTCCATGGCTAGTTCCTGATCTGGCGGGGCCGGAAGTGGCAGACGGCGGTGGGGGCCTGGATCTCGCGGCCGGCGGGGTCGAAGGTGTCCGGGCGGATGCCGTGGTCGAGCATGCAGCGGTAGGCTGCGGCGGCGACGGCGACGGGGCTGGCATGGGGCCCGACTTCCTCGAGGCGGACCTCGTAGTCTCCGGGCTCCTGCTTGAACTGGGCTACGCGCATTGCCTGTCTGCTCCTTTGCGAGACGGGGGCCGGCTCCCTGGGCGGGAGCCGGCCGGGTTGGTTACTTGCCTTCGTCGGTGTCTGTGTTGTAGGTGCCGCCGTCCGGGAGTCCGGCGGTGCAGGGGTAGAAGTGGATCGGCCAGGCTGATCCGGGGCCCTCGGCGAGGAAGTCGGCGTTGTAGTCGAGCCACAGGGCCCGCTTGCTCTCGTGCTCCTCCTCGAAATAGTCGTGGCCGCGGGTGGCTTTGGGGACGTCGGCGCAATCCGCGCGGTGTACTGAGACGTCGTAGTCGTTGCCGCCGTTGCCGTTGATCGTTACGAGCTTCATTTTGGTTCTCCTGGTCTTGCGGGGGCAGGGCCCTTGCGGGCCCTGCCGGGGGGGTGGGTGGTTACTTGCCGGCTCGGACGTCGGCGACGATGCAGCGTTCGATCTCTGCGGCTTGGGCTGCGGTGTAGAGGTTCGGGGCCTCGTATTCCAGCTCGCGGGCGGTGAAGGTGACGCGGCGGGCGGCTTCCGGGAGGCTGATCTCGAGCTGGCCGGCGAGCGAGTGGATAAGGGCGGCGCGGGTGACGAGTGCGTCGTCGAGGACGGCGAGGCAGTCGGGGCAGGTGATCCGGTCCGGGTTGTGCTGCGCGGAGGCGAGCGAGCCGCCGTGGGTGCCGGTGCAGAGTGCGGTGGCGTCCCAAGCTCCGTGGACAACGGGGGCGGTTGCGGTGGTGTTCATGGTGTCTCCTTTTGGTGGTGTTCCTGCCTTGCTGACTCTCTAAGTTTAGCACGGTTAGGCGTGTATTGCCTACCCTAAATAGTGGATTGGCCAGGAAATTTAGACGATCGCGGCGCGGGTACTAGCTGCCGCGGACGAGTCGCTCGAGTGCCTCGCGGACGTCGGGGCCCTCGTGGGTGCGCTCGACGTAGTGCCGGCGGGTGACGTCGGTTCCGGCGTGGCCTAGCTGGTCTGAGGCGGTCCGGAGATCCTCGGCGCGGTCGAGGACGGTCGCGACGGTCTTGCGGAAAACGTGGGGCGTTACCCATCCAAGTCCGGCCGGGCCCAGGACCTTCCCGAGTTGCTTGCGGACGCTGCCGGGATCTCGAAGGGTTCCCTCGGTCGAGGGGAAAACGACGTCGTGGACGTTGGCGACGGTGACGGCGAGCCGGCGGCGCATGAGGGCGTCGATCGCGAAGGGCGGGAGTGTGAGCCTGCGGCGGCTACTGCTCGACTTGGGGTGGGCCTGGCGGACTAGGCGGGACGGCTTCTCCTCGGTGCTGATGATGGTTCCGGAGATTGTGAGCGTTTGGGCCTCGAGGTCGACGTCGCTCCATTGGACGGCGAGCAGCTCGCCGATGCGGGCTCCGGTCGCGAGGAGCAGGTCCAGTATGTCGAGGAGATCCTGCGTGGGCGGGCGTCCGCGGCGGGGCCGTCCCTCGGCTAGGGGCTCGCCTAGCTGCCAGCTCCGGACGGCGGCGCGGGCGGCGCGGATCTCCTCGAGTGTCAGGGCCCGAATCTCCTTCGGGGTGACGGTGATTCCGGCGACGTCGCGGACGGGGTTCGTCGCTGCGGCTCCGTGGCGGACGGCGAGACCCAGGATTCCAGACAGGACGGACCTGCATACTTTGGCGCTGGGCGCTCCGGTGCTCGCGGCCGTGGCTTTCAGGAAGCGGTCGATCCGGGTGACTGAGCACTCGGACACTGTGAGGGCCCCGAGTCCGGGCAGGATGTGGTCCTCGAGGGCGTCACGGTATCGCTTGCGGCTGTTCTCTGCGAGGTCCGGCCATTTCTCGGTCCTCCATATCTCGGCGACGAGCTGCAGCCGGGTTGAGGCGGTGATTTCATCGCCTGCCGGGGCGGTGCGCTCGGTTAGGTCAGCGGTTAGGGCGGCGCGTGCGGCTCCCTTGGTTTTGCCGGATCTCTCGACGTCGCGGGTCCGGCCGTCGAAGTCGCGGAAGCGGGCGCGGGCGCGGTAGCCTCCGGCGATCCGCTCGACGCGGATCGCTCCCCACGTGCCTACTGGCAGCGGCGGTCTACCCACGACGGCTCCGGGTTTCGGTCTTGAGGGCCTGGATTAGGCGGGCGGCTGTCCCGAGTTGCTCCGGCTCGAGCTCTCGGAGCTGGGCGACGATCAGGTCGATTGCTTGGTCGGTGTCGTAGCTTTCGGGGAGTATGCCGGCGGAGGCCATGGCGGCTTGCTGCACTACTCGGAGCGGCAGCTGTAGTCCGGCGGCGATTTTCTCAATGGTGTCGATCCGTGGCATGTGGGGCTGGTCTATGCTCGCGAGCTGGCCGATTTTCGCTTTGGATAGTCCGGCGCGGCGTGCGATCACTGAGTAGCTGTCGCCGGTCTTGTCCTGATGCTGTCTTATGAGCTCGGCGAGGGTGATCTGTTCGGGCATGGCGGGTTCTGCTCCTTTGGGTGCGGTCCGTTTGCTTGAGCCACCTCCCAGTCGTGGTCGATTGTTCCAAGTCTACCTTTTATAGACGGTCTACGTCTAGTAGTTAGTCCATACGGTTTACGGATTCTGGACGGCGCGGCTGTTTGCGCTGGTCAAGGTTACCGTCTAGATTATGTAGACGATCAACCGGAAGGAGTGGACGGACATTGGAACAAGTGCGGGTGTTCATCATGCCGCGAAGGGTCGAGGGTCTCGAGGGGGTGACGACGGCGCTGCGGCTGCGTATGGACGAGCTCGAGATTGGAGTCCATCGGCTCAAGGCAGCAAGCGGGGTGAACCACCAGACTCTCGCGAACCTGGCTAACGGGGTCGGCGGAGTCGAGCTGCAGAAGGCGCGGCGTATCGCTGACGCTCTCGAGGTGCCGGTCGGGTCGCTGTTCCTGCATAAGGACGGCGCGGAGCTGGTGGGGGCCTGACGTGGCGGGCTGGGTTGGGCTCGAGAAGCTCATGACTGCGGAGGAGGTCGCCGACAAGATCGGGGCCCCGAGTGTCCGGACTGTGGCCGGGCTCCGGCTGCGCGGCGAGCTTATCGGGGTCAAGGTCGGCCGGTCGTGGCGGTTCGACGTCCGGGACGTCGATGACTGGATCGAGCGGAAACGGGACGCGGCGAAACATGCGCGGCAGCTCGAGGTCCTGCGGGGCCGTCGGTGAAAGCTCGCGATCGGCTCGAGCAGCTGGTCTTCCGGTGCCGGGCCTGTGGTGCCTGGCGGTTGCCGGATCAATACATGCGGAAGCCGCACCGGTGTGTGGCTGAGGAGGAGCAGGAGACAACATGACGGAAACGAAAATGCCGGAGGGGCTCGGCGGTCGGCTGGTGCTGGCTGCGTCCGAGTACCGGCGGAGCAGGTCGCTCTGGCTCAAGGCGCGGCGGTCCGGGCTCGGTGCCTCGGATACGGCGACGATCCTTGGGCTCAATTCATACGGGACGGCGCTCGAGGTTTGGCAGGAGAAAACGAGCCAGACGGCTCCGGACGATCGCGAGCTCTCGGACGCTGCGGAGTGGGGCAACATACTCGAGCATCCGGTGGCGGTGCAGACGGTGAAAAAGTGGCCGGAGATCGGCCGGATAGTCCCGACTCCGGGCCTGCTGGCGCATCCGGATCATCCATGGATGCTCGCTACGGTCGACCGGCTCCTCGTGCCGCGGCGGGTCAAGAATCCGCGGGTGACGTCAATCCTCGAGGTGAAAACGACGACGTCGAAAAACTGGGGGCTGAACTGGCCGGACGGGGTTCCTCCGGCGTCCATTCAGGTGCAGGTTCAGCAGCAGCTCGCGGTGACGGGTCTGCCGTTCGCCTGGGTGGCTTGCTGGCTGCGGGATACGGCGAAACTCTGCGAGCCGGTCCGGGTCGAGCGGTCGGAGGAGGTCATAGAGCAGCTGATCCGCTACGGCGGGATGTGGTGGCGCGATCACGTCGAGGGCATGGTCCGGCCGGAGCCTACGTTCGGCGATCGGGGCCGGTTGGCGGAGCTGTGGCCGGCGGACGCGAAGGCGGACGCTCTGACTGCGGGGCCGGAGCTCGAGCAGGTCGTCGCGGATCTTATCGACGCGAAACGGCGCAAGGAGCAGGCGGAGGCGGAGGAGGAGCAGGCGAAATTCAAGCTGCAGACGGCGATGCGCGAGCGGCTCGGAATCGTGGACTCCTCCGGCGAGCTCCTCGTGACGTGGAAGCCGCAAAAGTACACGCGGCTGGATGAAAAACGGCTCAAGGCGGAGCGGCCGGAGATCGCTAAAGAGTTCACGCCAAACAAGACAATCCGGGTCCTCCGGATCTCGAAAAAACAGGAGAACTGAGCATGGCAACTACGGCGGATAACGGGGCCCTCGCGGCGACGATCGGAAGCAAGCAGGCGGAGCAGGGCAAGGCTACGGCGTTCGATCTGGTCCGGTCGATGGAGGCCGAATTCAAGAAGGCGCTCCCCAAGCACGTGCCGGTCGAGCAGTTCATGCGGACCGGGATCACGGAGCTCCGGCAAAATACGGACCTGCAGCGGTGCGGCGGGCCCTCGCTCCTCGGGGCGTTCCTGACGGCGGCTCGCCTGGGCCTCGAGGTCGGCGGGCCCATGGGTGAGTATTACCTGACTCCTCGGCTCCTCAAGGTGCCGGGCGGCGGATCTCCTCAAGAGAAAGAGTGGCAGGTCGTCCCGATTATCGGGTACCGGGGCCTGATCAAGCTCGCGCGGAACGCTGGGGTCGGCGCGGTCAAGGCGTGGGTGGTGTACGAGGGGGACCACTTCCTCGAGGGCGCGGATTCGGAGCGCGGGCCGTTCTTTGAGTTCCGGCCGGTGCCTGGCGACGTCGAGGGCCGGAAGGAGGTCGGGGCGCTCGCGGTGGCTCGGCTTGCCGGCGGCGACGTCCAGCACGTCTATCTGACGCTCAAGCAGGTCGAGGCGCGGAAGGCTCGAGGTGCAGCGGGGGACAAGGGCCCGTGGGCTTCGGACCGGGCGGCAATGATCCGGAAAACTGCGGTCCGTGCGCTGGCCGGCGAGCTGCCGCAGTCCACGTTGCTGGCGCTCGCGCGGACGGCTGACGAGCAGGTCCAGCAGTACGTTCCGGGCGAGGTCGTGGATACGGCGACGGGTGAGCTCGAGGCATGAAAACCAACAAGCAGGAGGAGAGCAACATGAAGGCAAGGAAGGCGGCGGCTCGGCGGACTGATCCGGGTACGAGTCATGCGGCGGCGGCGACTATCTCGCCGCGGAAAATGTCGACGATCCGTTCGCGGGTCCTGGCGATCCTCAATGGGCGGCGGGCGCTCGAGGCGGGCGGGCTGACGCACGACGAGATCATTGCGGAGTACAAGGGCTACAGTCTGCGGCTGGGCTGGCCGCGGGCGACTGACTCGAGCATCCGGACGCGGTGCAAGGAGCTGTGGCGGGACGGCGAGGTCGTCAAGGTCGAGGACTCGGCCGGGAAGTCCGGAATGGGCAACGCTGCGATTCTGTGGCGTGCTGCGGGCGTCCAGAGTATTGAGACGGGCGGAGACAAGGAGGAGACGGCGTGAGGGCGCGACAGGTCGGTTTTTGGGTCGCTGGGGTGCCAATTCCGCAGGGGTCTAAGCGGATCGGGCGGAATCCGGCGACGAAGCGCCCGATTCTCCTCGACGACAACGACAAGGTTCTCCATCCCTGGCGCGATCTGGTCGCGGCGGAGGCACGGCGGGCCGTGGGCGGAGATCCGGCCATGGACGGGCCGCTCGGCGTGGATCTGACGTTCTACATGCCGCGGCCGGCGGGGCACTACAAGCAGGACGGGACGCTCCGGGCGTCGGCTCCGGCGCTGTGGGCTGCGGTCAAGCCGGACGCGGACAAGCTCGAGCGGGCGATTTTCGACGGGCTCACTGCGGGCGGGCTGTGGGTCGATGATGCGCGGGCCGTGATCTGCCGGAAGTCCAAGCAGTATGCGGAGCTTCCCCATCAGGCTGGCGTGTTCGTGGCGGTTTGGGAGGTGGCGGCGTGAGTCTGCAGGCTATGGTTTGGGCCCTCAAGACGGCTCCGGTGCCGGACCCGATTGCTCACCTCGTGCTGATCGGGCTCGCGGATCATGCGAACGACGACGGGACGACGGCGCGGCCGTCCATCTCGCTCCTGGCGGAGTACGCGCGGTGCTCGCCGCGGTCGGTGCAGAACAAGCTGCGGCTGCTCGAGTCGCTCGGGCTGATTCGCAAGGGGGACCAGCGAGGAGTCGAGCATCTGGCGGCTAATCGTCGGCCGGTTGTCTACGATCTGAACCTCGCCGCGGGGGTGCACGTCGTTCATCCCAAAAATTCAGGGGTGCACGACGGGGCCTCTTGGGGTGCACGCGGCGACAACTTGGGGTGCACGGCTGTACCAACTGGGGTGCACACGTTTGCCGACAGAACCGTCCTTGAACCGTCCTTGAACCATCCTTCTGAACCGTCCATGCTCAACTCGCCCGATTTCGCGGATTTCTGGGCTGTCTTTCCTCGCAAGACTGCAAAAGCTGCGGCGCTCAAGGCATGGAATAAGGCGATCAAGTCGGCTGATCCTGCGGAGATCCTCGAGGGGGCGCGGCGGTACGCGGGAGATCCCAACAGGGAGCCTCAGTTCACGGTCTACCCTGCAACCTGGCTGAACGCTGGCCGGTGGGAGGACGAGCCGCTGCCGTCGAGGGCCTCGAGCAATGGGCCCCGAGATCGTCAGGGCGAGATCCTGCAACGGGAGATGGTGGCGGCGCGGGCCGCTGACGCTGCGGACGCTGCGGCGCTCGCTCTGCCGTGGGGGGATGCGTGATGGAGGCTCACTACGAAAACGAGCTGGTCGAGCTCTACGCGGGCGATTGCCTCGAGGTGCTGCGGGGTCTGCCGGACTCCTCGGTCGACTCGGTGGTCACTGATCCGCCATACGGGCTGGGCAATACCTCGCCGGCGCTGGTCGCGGAAACGGTGACGGCGTGGCTCGGCGGGGACCGGGAGTACATTCCGGAGGGTCGGGGGTTCATGGGTCGGCCGTGGGATGCGTTCGTTCCTCCGGTGGCCGTGTGGGACGAGTGCCTGCGGGTCCTCAAGCCGGGCGGGCATCTGCTGGCGTTCTCCGGGTCGCGGACGCTGGATCTCATGAGCCTTGGGATCCGGTTTGCCGGGTTCGATATTCGGGATTCGATCATGTGGCTCTACGGGTCCGGGTTCCCCAAGTCGCGTGACGTCTCGGGGGCCATGGGTTCGTACCTGGCGGGCGAGCGTCCCGAGTCCGGGCAGAATCCGGAGGTCTACCGGGTGACGGCGTTCCTCAAGGCGGCGCGTGACGCTGCGGGGTGGACTAATCGGCGGATTGACGAGCTGTTCGGGACTAACGGCATGGCCGGGCACTGGACGACGCAAGGGTCGCAGCCGTCTGTTCCCTCGCTGCGGCAGTGGGACGAGCTGCGGGCCCAGCTCGGGTTCGACGACGGCGAGATCCGGCCGGTAGTCGAGCGGCTGTGCTCCACGGAGCGTCCGGAGGACTGGGGGCAGGGTGACGGCGACGGCGGGGACTTCCTCGGCTCGCTCAAGAAAAACGTGGAGTACGCGAGCGCGGGCGACTGGGGGACGGCGCTGAAACCATCATTCGAGCCGGTGGTCGTGGCGCGGAAGCCGGTGGTCGGTTCCATAACGGCGAACGTTGGCACGTTCGGGACTGGCGCGTTCAACCTGGCCGGGTGCCGGACTGGTGACGAGATCCGGGTCAACCGTGCGGCGGGCAATAAGCCGGGCGGGGCCTCGCTGAACATGAGCGAGGCCGGTATGCCGGCGGGCGTCGAGCCGCGGGAGGCTGCGGGCCGGTGGCCTGCGAATGTGGTGCTCGACGAGTCGCAAGCGGCGGAGCTGGATCGGGTGAGCAACGAAAAACCTTCGGGGTTCTTTCCGGTGTTCCGGTATGAGCCAAAAGCTCCGGCGTCGGAGCGGCCGCGGGTCAACGGGGTGAGCCATCCGACGGTCAAGCCGCTCGAGCTGATGCGCTGGTTGTGCCGTCTGGTGACTCCTCCGGGCGGGACCGTGCTCGAGCCTTTCGCGGGCAGTGGTACGACGGTTGAGGCTGCTTTCCTCGAGAATTTCCGGTGTATCGCGGTCGAGCGTCAGCCGGAGTATCTGCCGCTGATTGAGTCCCGATTCCAGAAAACACTGGAGCCGGTGTTCGATTTGGGGGCCCTGCTGTGAGCATGACGCAAGAGCAGGCGGTGACGCTGGTGGCGTACCTCAATCGGGCCGGGCTGGTGATTGCCATGGAAGGGCAGGCTGCTGTGTGGCGGGATGCGCTGTACGGGGTGCGGTTCGAGGACGCGCAAGAGGCGGCGCGGGAAATGGTGCGGTCCGGTATTCGCGAGCGGTTCGCTACTCCGGCGGATCTTTACCGGGCCGTCAAGAAGCTGCGGGCGGCTCGGATCGGGGGCCGGGTTCCTCCGGCTCCTCCGGTGCCGCTTGATCCGGCCGGGGAGATGCTGTTCGGGCGGACGTACCTGTGGGCCCTGGGCGGCGGGGCGACTGAGGATGAGGCGGACGCGGTGGCTTGCAAGCGGGTCGGCGTGGTGCGTGAGGCGCTCGAGGGGCCGGGGCGAGATCCGCGGGAATTGATCGCGGCGACTGAGGCGGCGCTGCGGCGTCCGGAAGGGTGAGATTGGTGGACGTCAAGCGGGAGTGGTCGGATAGTGAGGTGCGGCGGGTCGCTGCGCACGCTGATAGGACGGCGGGCCGGTTGCGGGCCCTCGCGGAGCGGTATGTCGAGCTGGCCGGGCATGTGCCGGCGGGTAGTAATCCGGGCGGGCGTCTGGGGGGCCGGTCGGCTGACGAGGGGGGCTCGAGGGGACCTGCGGGGCCCCGCGTTCCCCTGCGGCTCGAGGTTCTGGACGTGCGGGAGGAGGTCGCGGCGTTCGTCCGTGATTTCCTGCCGCGCGTCCGGCTGGCGATGCGGCTCCGTGGCGTGACTCGAGGGGCGGGCGACGTCGTGCCGGGGCTCCTGCTTATGGCGCGGCTCCTCGGTCCGGTGTATGTCCGGGCTGAGGGCCTGGGGGATGAGATTTCGCGGGGGGCGTGGGATCTCGAGCGGCGGGCGGCGTGGGCGGCTGGGGAGGTCCCGAGGCCGTTTGCGTTGACGGATCTCTGCGGCGGTTGCGGGCTCCGGTCGTTGTGGGTGGTGCCGGATCGTATGGTGATCCGGTGCGGCAACCCTGCCTGCGGGCGGCAGGAGCCGGTGGTCGGGGTGAGTGTGCCGCGGGTCACGTCTGCATAACAACCCTGCGGAAACCCTAGGAATAGGCTGGCGGATAGGTTTTTGGTCCGGTAGTCTATAAAACGTAGACGCAAACAGGGGGCCACAAGCCTCGGAGGCATAGGAGAAATAAGTGAGCCAGTGGATTGTCAAGGGCGACGGCTACGCGGAAGGTCCAAAAGTCGAGGTGGCAAACGGCGGGAATCCGGTGGTCGTTTCGAGCGTCTGGACTGACGAGGACGGCGTCTGCGTGGCCGTCGATTCCGGCGACGAGCCGCTGCCGGCGCGTATAGCGTTCCGGGTCTGCGCGGCGATCATGGAGCTCGCTTCCGCTCCGGGTCCGGAGCGTTCCGCAACATAAGGCGGGCGCTTCGGCGCGGCCGGAGCGTCCAGAGTAAGTAGCCAACTAACAAGGAGAAACTAGACATGAGTCAGAAAACGGCGCGAGCTGCACGTCGGGCGCAAGGGCCTGCGAGGTTCGAGGGCAAGCGGATCGACAACGAGATCAAGGCGGTCCGGGCCGCTCGCACGATTGAGGCGCGGGAGGCGCTCAAGGTCGAGAAGGCGGAGATCAAGAAGGAGCGGGCTGAGGCTCGCAAGAGTCGCGGGCTCGGTCAGTGGTGGTCCTCGCTGCTGGGGCGGTGGGTCTAATGCGGGTGGTTTTCCTGCTGGCCGTGGCGGTCCTGCTGTGCCTGGCGGTGTCGCTGATCCTGTGGCCGGGCGCTGGCCGGTTCGACGGGCGGGCGCTGCTGGCGCTCGCGATCGCTGTCGGCGTGGTCCTCAATCTGCGGGCGGTCGAGGCATGAGCGCGGAAGAGATCAAGCGCGGGCCGCTCGAGTCCGGGTCCATGGTGATCGGCGACGAGGTTGCGGCCGTGGTCGTGTTCGAGGTCCCTGAAATGGTGGGGAACCTCGGGGTCGGGATCGCGGCTTCGGTCCGGTCACGGTACGGGATGCCGCCGTCGGTGATGGTGGCGGCGCTCCGTCAGCTCGCCGGAGACATAGAGCAGAAATACGAGACGGGCGGGTGCGTCTGCGGTGGCGATCATGGTTGAGGCGCTGCCGCGGGTGCTGTACCTCGCGGGGCCCATGACGGGTCTGCCGGACTTCAACTATCCGGCTTTCAATTCCGCGGCCGGGCGGCTGCGGGCGGCGGGGTTCGAGGTGCTGAATCCTGCGGACAACAAGCCGGAGATTCCGGACTGGGTGGGCTACATGCGCGAGGCGCTGGGGCAACTGGTCCGGGCGGACGCGGTGGCCGTGCTGCCGGGCTACGCGGATAGTCGCGGGGCTCGGCTGGAAACCCAGCTGGCCGTCGAGCTCGAGATGAGCGTGCGGCCGGTCCGTGCCTGGCTGACTGAGGCAAGACATAGGGCCTATATCGGCCGGTTACTGGAAACGAGTGAGGCGGGAAAATGAGCGGCGAAACTACGCTGACACTGATTGGCAACCTAACCAACGATCCGGAGCTCCGGTTCACTCCGTCCGGTTCGGCCGTCTCGAACTTCACGGTCGCGGCGACTCCTCGGACGTTCGATCGTCAAGCGAACGAGTGGAAGGACGGGGAAACCCTGTTCCTCCGGTGCTCGCTCTGGCGCGAGGCTGCGGAAAACGTGGCGGAGTCGCTGGTCAAGGGTATGCGGGTGATCCTGACGGGGCGGCTCAAGTCTCGGAGCTATGAGACAAAAGAGGGCGAGAAGCGGACGGTTATCGAGCTCGAGGTCGACGAGATCGGACCCAGCCTGCGGTACGCGAACGCTAAGGTCACGCGCACGGCGCGGTCCGGGCAAGGTTCCGGCGGGCAAGGATTCGGCGGCGGGCAGGGTGCAACGGGCCCGAGTTCCCCAGCGGCGGATGATCCTTGGGCGACTCCGGCCGGATCTGGCGGCGGCGGCTGGGGCGGGCCTGGCTCTGAGCCTCCGTTCTGAGGTGGTGGGCAATGAGCAACGATGAGGCGGGGCGGAAGCTCGGCGAGGCGCTGCGGGAGTATGTCGCCGTGGTGCATCCGGGCCGGAATCTGGTGGTGCTTGACCATGCCACGATCATTTACGCGGAAGAGGTCAACACTGGGGACGGCGAGTTCGAGCCGGTGTATATCCACCTGACGAGCAAGCGGACCAGCTGGCATACCCTCCGGGGGCTGGTGCTGACGCTGATCGATCACGTTTACCGGATCCGTCCTCGGACGGACTCCTCGAGTGATTAGGGGGTGGGGTTGTGCGTATTGGTAGCTGGCCTAATTAGGGCCTGACGTCGCGGACGGTCCGGGCTTATTTTTTAGTCCGGACCGTCTACTTTTCCTAGACGATCGGCTATAATTGAGAGTGTCAGCAAGGAAAAACGAGGAGCAAAACCATCATGACTGAGGCCATAGAAAACCAGCTGCAGCTATTCCGTACCGGCGACGACGTGCCGCTGAATGTGGCGGACAAGCTCGATCCGGCGGCGGCGGGCATCCGGGTCCTGGCGAGGAAGCGGCCGGTCCGTCGGCACCGGGTCCTCCGGACTAACTCGGCGCGGATCGCGCTGGATCAATTCGAGCCGGGCATGGATTACGAGGTCAGTACGAACGGGGCGTTCTCGCTGCTGGACGCGATCCTTGTACTCCTCGAGCGGACGGGGCCGGCGGACGTCGCTATCTCCACATGGTCGGCCGGGCTCTACGACGTCGAGGTCGCCAACCGGTTTTTGAATACGGGCCTGATCAAGTCCATTCGGTTCATTCTGGACGTTTCGTTCCGCAACAATGGCGGCTCGCGGGGTTACTCCTCGCTACTGATGGACATGTTCGGCGAGGAGTGCATCCGTACAACTCGGACGCACGCGAAATTCGTGACGATTACCAACGACGAGCACAAAATCAGCATTTCGAGCACGGCGAACTTGAACGAAAACAAGCGGCTCGAAATTTTCCACTTTTCAGATGATCCGGCGCGGGCTGCCTGGTACCTCGAGCTGGTCGAGGCCGTTTATCACGACGTCAAGCCGGGCTGGAATCCGGACACGGGCGCTCCGGCGCTCGGGCGGCTTGATCCTACCGGCTCGAAGGTCAAAATGGCGGACCGTTCCGGCGTGCGTATGGGACAGGTGAAGTTGGGCAATGGCTGAAACCAAAAGGACATCGACGGCGGCGCGGGCTAGGCGCGGGGCGGCTGCTGTCGAGGAGGAGACGGTGGAGGAGTCGCGCGAGTTCCCTCCTCCGTCTCGACTAGACGAGCAGGCGGCGGTGGTGTGGCGCGAGGTGATCGCTCAACACCATGAGCCGGAGCGGATCGTGGGGCCGGATCTCGAGGCGTACTGCGGGCAGGTCGCTCTACAGCGGGACCTTCGCGAGCGGATCGCGGCGGAGGGCACGATCATTGCCGACGAGCGCGGGCGTCCGGAGCCTCATCCGGCTATCGCTCTCGAGCGGGCGGCGCAGAAGGAGATCCGGGACTGGGGCGATAAGTTCCGGGGCCGGGTGCAGCGGGGAAAACCAACGAGGAGGACAAGGTGACAAGCAAGGATGAGGCGGAGGCGGGCGAGGTCGTTTACCTCGGCGTCTACTGCGATAAGTGCGGGGCGGTGGCGTCCGGGGACTTCAAGGTCCGGGCGTCGGATAGCTCGGCGGTCCGGCTGGGGTACGTCCGGACTTGGGCGACTGAGGAGCTGGGCTGGTCGGTGCAGCCGGGCCTGGATCTCTGCCGGGGGTGTCTGAATTGAGCGCGGAAGCTGTCGAGCGGCGGCGGGCCGGTGTCGCGGGCATGGGCGGGGACCGTTTCGTGATGCTCTGGCCGGTCGTGGACACTAATCGGCCGGTGGTCGAGCTGGTCGAGGAGGCGAAGGCGGACCTGCGGGTCGCGTTGCGCGAGGTCGGCGTGGTTCCGGCGTCGTCGCCGTTTTTCAGCATGAGCCATGGCAAGAAGCCGGAGCTCCGGGCGGAGCTGCAGGTGAGGTTCGCATGATCCGGGTTGTGGCGCTCGCTACCTGCCAATTCTCGTGGGGCGGGCTGTTCTCCACTAATGCGGTTGATCCCAAAATTCACCTCGTCCGCATGACGGCTACTGCGGGATTCGCGGGCCCTACGCTCTGCGGGATTGATCGGTTCGATAAGGACGGGCCGGGGTTCTCCATGGGCGGCGGGGTCACTGGTCCGGGTATCGCTCCGGTTCCGTGTCCGGGCTGCGAGCGGGCCGCGGGCCTGGATTATCCACAGGCTCCTATTTGGGGGGCGACGTTCGCCGACGTTTTCCGGCGTCACAGGAAGGCACCGTGGTCGGTCGGCAACCTGCCGGTCCTCGCGGTCGAGGAAAGGAAGTGAGCACGATGAGGTGTCAGCATTGCGGGGCAAGGATTGAGCGGGGGCCGCTGCGGGGCGCTCTGCCGTGGGTGCATCTTCTGGACTCCGGTGTGGCCGGGTCGCAACGGTGCAAGGTTCAAGGGGAATGGCTCGAGACTACGGCTGAGCCGCTCGAGGGGGTGGCGGCGTGAGCAAGCATAGGGCGCGGGGCCTGGATCGGGACCTCGGTTCGCTGACTCTCAACGGTGCCGCGTGGGCTTGGGGTTGGATCCGGATCTGGTCGGCGCTCGCGTATCGGGCGATCCGGTGAGGGCGCGGGTATGTGCCGGGTATGTAAACACACCCATTACTCGACGTGGACGGGTACGCTCTGCGGCGCGGTCCGGTGGTCGCTGGTCGGCATCTATTGGCGTTCGGAGGTCTGCGATTGTCGCGGGCATAAGGCGGTGTGGTCATGGCAGTAAGTGACGGCGAGCGGCAGGGTTCGGCGGGGCCCGACTTCCCTGCCGGGGACTTGCTCGAGGCGCTCGAGGCGCTCGGCCGGCGGTTCCTCGAGGTGCTCGACTCGGTGGTTGAGGTGATCGGGGGTCGGGCCGTCAAGGTCAAGCCGCTCGAGGATCTCGACGGCTTTGACTTGGACAGGAATAGGGCGACGTTCCGGGGCGAGGTGCCGCCGATGGGTCTGCCGGTGGTGCCGTCCCTGGCTGTGCCGCGGGACGAGGTGCGTCTAATGATGGGCGGGCGCGAGGTCGGCCGGGCTCGGTTCGACGGCGGGACTATGCAGGGCGAGGTCCTAGATCCGGGCGCGATCGCGCAACTCCGGGCGGGACTGCTCGGCGGGCTGAGTATCAAGGACGACGGGCTGGCCGGGCACGCTGACTGCTCGCGCGGGTACGCGGCGTGGGTCGCTGACTCGAGGCGGAAGCCATGACGGCGGCGGAGGAGCGGGCCATGGTCGAGGATAAGGCGCTGCCGTTGTGGGAGCTGCGGGCCCCTGCCGGGTACGTGGTGATCGGGTTCGGAGATCCGGGGGCGCGGCGGGGTACTGAGGTCGTGCCGGTGCGGCGGCTGGTCTGCTCGACTACTGAGCACGGCGAGCGGGGCGCGGTGGTGACTGGCCGGTTCCGGGTGCCGTGGTGGCCGGCGGGGCGGGAGGAGCACGCGGCGTATTGCCAGATGTGCGCTCGCCTGGCGGTGTTCCTCGGCTATTTCGTGCCGGACTTTGAGGGGTGGCGGTAACTGGTGTGGCGGAAGGCTGACAAGGGGCAGAAGGCTGAGGCGATCCGGCGGTTCATGCTCGAGCGGTTCAAGGTCGAGGTCGCCGTGGTGGACTCGCTGACTGATCCGGACGGGATAACGGTGATGCTCGCGGACGGCGGGCTGCTGCCGGTCGAGCAGAGCAAGGCGCTCGCGGACTTCCTGCTCGGCTACCGGGTATTCGGGGGCCGGTGATGATCGAGCTGTTCCGGTGGTTCCGGCGCATGGGCCGGACTCCTGACAGTTTCCTCGCGCTGCTGATCCATGCGCGGGACGTTCAAGAGCATGAGGCGAGCGTATCGGCTGCGTTCCGGGCCGGGCTGCGGGTCGGGCTCGCGCACCCTGAAATAGCGGAGCGGTACGTCGCAACGATTGAGGAGGAGGAAGGCAAATGATGGGCAAGAAAAACGGGCCGGAGGCGTGGCACGCGCGGGTACTCGGCGAGGAGTCGGAGCGGCTGACGGCTGCGGTCCGGATACTCGAGTGGCGGGAAGGGTACGTCTGCGCGGGCGGCGTGCTCGAGTCGGACCTCAATTCGGACCAGCTGCTGATCCGTTCGGAAGGGGCCGGAGCGTGAGGGCCTGGCTCTGCCGGCGCGGCTGGCATGGGTGGTCGACGTGGGTGTGGATCCACTGGTCCGGGGTCAAGATCCGGCGGGTATGTGTCCGGCCGGGCTGCGGCGTGGTCGAGGTGCAAGGGTGATCGGCCGGGCGCTGTGCCGGGTGGGGTTGCATAGGTGGGCCCTATGGCTGGGGCACTCCACGTTCAATGTCCGGTGGGAGTGGTCGTGTACGAGGTGCGGGAAGCGGGTGGTCCGGTGATGCGTGAGCGGTGGGAATACTGCGGGGTGATCAACTGGTACGGGCTGCGGTATCACATGTGGGCCGGGCCTGGTAAGCGGCGCTGGGTCGCGCAATGGGACTGGTACCGGCTGGTCACGTTGGGAGCTGGTGCGCTGTGAGGCTCAAGGGTAGGTGCCGGGTGTGCCGCGGCGACGTCGTGCTCCTCGAGTCCGGGGCGTGGGTCCATGCCGGGTTCGGTTGGTTCAAGCACGTGGGGTTGGTGTTCGATCGGGCAAGGGCTCAAACTCAGGCGGACTTCGCGCTGGCCGGGCCCTCGAAGGGTGGCAAGTGATGCGCGGCGAGTGGTGGCTGCTGCTCCTCGGGCTGGCCGTGGTCGTCTGGTCCCTCGGATCTCTGGCGGGGTGGTGGTGATGGTTGAGGGCGGCGAGGTGGTCGAGGTGCAGCCGGTGTTGGTGGATACGCAAGCGGCGGCGTTAGCGGTGCACGTGTCTCCGGGTACGGTGAGGGCTTGGGCGAGTAGGGGCAAGCTCGAGCGCAAGGGGCAGGAGCGGGGCCGGACGCTGTACGATCTGGCGGACGTGTACGCGGCCGCGGAGCGGGCGGGCCTGTCGTCTAAATAACGTGGGCGCGTGTCCTGCTTTGCTGTCCGTTCCGTGGTGTGCAACACTTAGCAACAGCGCTACTCCTGTCGGTAGGTGGTAGCGGGAAGCTCCCCCGGTGGTCAAGGTACCGGGGGGGCTTTCCTTATGTCCGGGGTACCTCGCAACGTGGCGGGGCCCTGCAACATACGGGGGGCAGTGGGTGTCCCTACTGCATACGGGGCGAGGTGCAAGCGTGGGGCAGTACGTCGAGACGCGCAACACTGCGGCGCAGAAGCGGATCATTGCCAACCTCAAGGCGCAACGCATCCGGGACTGCTGGCTCTGCGGTGAACCTATCGACTATGACGCGGGCAAGGACGACGGCCGCTCATTCAGTGCGGACCATAAGAAGTCTTGGAAGAAACATCCGGAGCTACGCGAGGACCCAGCGAACTACGCGCCAGCTCACCTGTCATGCAATCAATCAAGAGGCAACAGGGAGCCTCCGGCCGGGCTGGGCCTCCTGTCTCGTGCCTGGTGATCCTCCTCCGGGGTCCGTGGGGGTAGGGGGGTCCGGATCTCTAGGGGTAGGGGTGGGGGTCCCGAGCTGCCGGCA